AATGATTTCGTCGTAGAAACCGCCAAGGGCCTGATGCTTCGCAAAGGACCGCGTGTTGAGATGCACGGAGTGCGTCACATCACGGGCCAGAAACAGCATACCCAGAAACTTGTCGCAATTGCTCATATCGGTGCCCCTTCAGTCATCTGCGGCGCCATGGGTGCCTCCTGCATCTGCGGGGCGCCGCGTTCGGCTTCCATCTGCGGCATCATCGGACGGCCGGGTGAGATGTCGCCCGTCTCGACCGCGGCTGCAATCGTACCCATGACGATGTCCTGCACCTGCTCAGGCGTCATGGCCGCCTGCATGGCGCTGATGCGCTTGGTTTCAGCGTCATACGCCTTGATCTTCAGTTCCTGCGCTTCCATGGAGTTCTGGATGTTCTCCACCATGCCCATGGTCTGGTTCAACTGCTGCGTCAGGGCTTCGATCATCTGCTCGGCGGCCTGAAGTTCCGGCGGCTTGTCGTCTTCCGCCAGCACCTTCGGGTCGATGATCTTCTTGAAGCGGGCCGCCATCTCCTGCGCACCCGGCCAATCCATGTTCTTGATGAACAGGTCGCCTGCCACCTGCCACAACTGCGGGCTGGTCTGGAGAATGTTGGCCATGGCCTCGACGGCCTCCTGGCGCTTCGTCAGGTAGCTTGGGCCGGTCGTGATGATGACGTCGTAGGTGCCGACAGACGGGTTGTAAATCTTCTCGATCACGTTGCCCATCTGGTCACGGATTTCCTTGACCGGCTCCTGCTGCATGGGGTTGATCTTCGCCATGCCGACCTCGCCGTCCACGCCAATGATGCGTGCGATGCGCTCGGTGTCGTAAATCTTCGGGATCAAGTCCACAAGCTGCCGCGTGACGTGGCGGATGGCCCGGCCAAGATTGTCCACGAAGTGGTACGTGCCGGTGTCGCCCTCCTGCACACGGGCGAGGATGGCGCGGCCAGACCGCTCGTTGCCCTGCTGCCCAAGGCTGGCGTTGTACTGGCCCGTGGTAGCCTTGATGTCCTCGGCCGCGCCCATCTTGGCCTGAATAAGGCCCGTCTGTGCCAGCGGCGGCTGGGCGCGCTGCGGCAGCGGCAGGACGTTGCCCGCGCCGTCCGTCACGTCCGGGTTCACCTCAAGGTACGGCCAGTTGTTCGTATTGGCCGTTTTCCACTGCATCTCGTAGCCTTCAAACTGGCCGCCATAGCCAATGAAGGGTGCCTTGGGTGCCAAAGCCAGCATTTCGGCCTCTTGGCTCACCCAGTAGTTGTACATGCGCTGGGCGTCCTTGGCGTTGCGCACAAGGCCCGACACGTAGAGCCGGCCGTCCACCTCAAACTCGTTGCCGATGACGCGGACAACGGGTATCCACTTGCCCGGCCACTCGCGCTCGTCCAGCACTTCGTAGCCGTTGGTCTTCATCCACATGACGCGCTTGCGGTCCACCTGACGGGTGCGGACAGGCTTGCCGAACATCGCCGCCAGTTGCTTGTCCTGCGGCGTGTTCTTGAAGGCCGTGACGTTGCCGGGGTAGAGGTGCAGCGTGTCCTTCTTGTGGTCGATGTAGAAGTATTCCGCAATGCGGATCGTGTTCTCGCTGATCCACATGCTTAAGGATTGGTCGCCGATGCCGCGGGTCATGATCGACGACACGGGGGCTGCGTCCGGGAACATGCGCTCGTAGTCGGCCTTTAGCACGTCCTCCGTGACGAAGCACCACTGCGCGTCGGCCCCGGTCGGGTCCTGGATCATGGGGTCCATGTAGACGCTGAACGAGTTGCGCACGCGGCCGATGCGCAAATCCTGATCGAAGCTGTCCTCACGGGCGTATTCCGTCAGGATGCGGATATAGCCTTCGCCATACGTGACCTGGTTGTCGCACGCGGTGTCATAGGCCACGTCGGCGTCGGACATGTACTCAATGTGGCGGATGATGCCGTCGAAGATTTCCGCCACCTTGACGTCAGCATTGTCGTCGGCCGGGATCACCTTGCCGCTGGGCCGGTTCTGGCGCTGCTGGTTTGTGACCTGACGGACGTGCTGCGGCAGTTTGTTGATGGTCAGGCACGGCCGCGCGTTGATGGTCTGGCCCTGCACCGACCCGCGGGTGGCCAGCACGTCAGCCGGCCACTGCCACTGGTTGTCCGGCGAACCCGCCATGAAGCGCAGGTCATCCAGTTCGTCCTCGCGGCTTTCGCCGTAGGCCGAGATAGCCATGGTGAAGCGCGACCGCATGGTCGCCAGCATGTCGGACCTGTCCGTACCGCCGTTGGCGACCGTAGCCGCGCCCTTGATGCCGTCGTCTGCCACTACTTCCTCTTACCAGATGCGCTGGAAACGTTACGGCCGCTGCTGTCCTTGCGCGGTCCAGCCACGTCACGGCTGGCCTGCATACGCTGCTGACGGCTAAAAGCAGAACCAGTCGTCCTGCCCGCCACGCCAGCCTTTGTAACCGTCGAGCCGGTCGTCTTGCCGGTCGTAAAGCCCAACGTCGAACCCGTGCGCGGGTTGACGGCCATACGGGTCGGTGCCTTGGTTTTTGCTTTGGTGCCGGTCCGCAAGCCGCCGCCGGGGACGTTAATGGTGGTTGGCTTACGGCTAGCAGCTTTTGCTTTGGGCGCGGCGGGTTTAGCCAAGACTTCGCCGTACTGATAGTCGCGCGTTTCCTGAGACGCGTAGCGCGGCGTACGTGTATTATAGACCCCTTTTGCTGGGCCGTAAGCCTGCATACCAAGACCGCCAGTCAAAGAAGTTAACTTCTGTTTGGGACGCACACTCTCTTCACCAGTCGCTTTAGGTAGCGCCTTAACGCTTCTGCTACGCAGGGCGTCGGCCTGCGCCTTGGTCATGCGCTGCGGTCGCGTGACAGTAGGATTGGTCATATAATACGGCGAACGCATTGACCGAGGAACCGAAGCGGACCGCAGCGCGCGCGTCTGCGCAATGGACTGCTGGCCTCCATAAGATACGCTCTTCTTTGCCACTGGACTTGCCTTTCCTTCTGCTTCTGACCGAAGCGCGGCTTTAAACGCACGGTCGCGCTTTGTTTCATACGCACGCTGCTCAGAGCTACCGGGCGTAAGAGCCTTTGTAGACAGTGATCGGCCGGTGGTTCCTCTGGGGGGCATCTTACTTGCCTTTCTTGCCCATGGCCTTGCGCTTTACGGAATACGCAATGGCGACGCTTTGTTTTACGGGCTTTCCGGCCTTGATTTCGGCCTTGATATTGGCCCGAAATGCCTTCTTTGAGGGTGATTTCACGAGCGGCATGTCACTTTTTCCGTGACTTGGCAGATGCGTATTTCGCGTCAATTTTGGCAAGACGTGATGCTAGCGCGGTTCCGCGCGAAAGATCATAGCGTTTGGTTTGCTCTTTGTACTGCGCATAAATGGCTCTTGCCCCAGGGGTCATTTCGTCGCGCTTCGCCTTAAGAAGGGCCTGTTTTCCTTTTTCAGTTTTGGCGGCAGGGATAGCTCTCCTAACGGTCTCCATACGCTCGTAAGCGTCTTTGCCGCGTGTGTACTGCTGCGCGCCGCTTGCAGTTGTGCGCGCAACCATCTTCTTGGCGGTAGAACGGGGAGTTTTGCTTTTAGGCATGTCACTTTTTCCGTGTTTTGGCCGACTTACGGAAGGCCGCGGCCGTTGGAGCGCCCTTCGTGCCCGGTTTACGCATCTCTTCGCCCGATCCGGCAGCGATGCGGGCACGCTTTAGGTGAATATTTCGATACAAACCGGGTTTTGAGGCCATGTTCAGCACTTCCACCTTCTCATGGAGGCTTTCGCCCGTTCTGCGTTCTTTGACTTGGCCACAACGCCGCCCATACGGGCGCAAAACGACGCTTTACGGCCCTTGTCGGCCTCAGTCTTGGGGTTCGGGGCCGGCGGCTTCAGCTTTGACCCCGTGGCGCGGTTGTACTTGGCGCGTCCCTTGGCCGTCAGGCCAGCACCTTTAGAGACGGGCAGCTTTTCGCCTCGTCCGACCGCGAGAGAGACGCCCTTGCGCGCCATTAAGACCCCATCCAGGAGTTGAGGACACTGGATTGACCATAGGACCGTTTGGTACGGTTGTCAACGCGGCCTGTTCGTGAGCCGACAGGGAACGCGAACGTAACGGCTATCGCGTCCGCGGCGTCGGGGCTTGCGAGACCACGGGCTTTCATATCCTTCTTGCTTTCGAGGAAGATCGTGCCCTTGCTGTCCGGCTTCACCAGCGGCGAGATCAGGTCCGTCTTCAAAAAACGGTCGTTCGGGATGCTTGCCTCTTTCAGCCATTCGCGCATCGACCCCCACATCTCTGCGCGCTTGTTGCCGTACATGACAGGCTTTGCCGACTTGTTCCCAAAGTTCACTCCCTTGACCTTGTACCGCTGCTCCTTCAGCCGGTCCACGACGCCCGCGCCCAAGCCCCCTTCGTCGATTACGACCAGGTCTGGTTTGTACGTTTCAATGGCCTCAATGACGTGGCCGACTACTTCCATGGTGTCGTCGCCGCGGTGTCGGCGGAGAGCGATAAGCGCTCTGCCTTGCCGTACCGCGATGACCGTGGCGTCTGCACCGAAGCGTGCTGGGTCCACGCCAATGACCACGGGCGCGGTAGCGTCGGGGATTGCGGGTCTGGACATAGCCGCATCGACGAGAGGTACTGGTATAAACTGGTCATCGCCAGCGCTGGGGAACTGACCGTACACCTCAACATGGGCCTGAACGCTGTCAGGACCGTACTCTGCGATGATCTGCTCATAGATTTGCTTGTCCGTTCCTTCGACCGACCTGGCGTCCACGATCTTGTTGCGCCAGAAGTCGCGCTTTGCGTTGAAACATTCGTAGAAATAGCCCGTGTTGCGACGGGGGTTGGAGAACGCCATCCAGAAGCGGTTCGGCGTGTTTTCGGTGAAGAAGCCTTGCGCCACCTGCCAGATGCTGTCCGAGATACCGCTTGCTTCGTCAAAGATCAGCATGACGCCGTCAAAGTTATGCACGCCCGCGTAGGCGTCCGGGTTCTCTTCCGACCACAGCCGGCCCTCGACGCCCCAGTAGCGCGTGCCCTTCTTCAGGTCGCGCTCGACCAGTTCGGCCAGCCACTTGGCGGGCGTGACGCGCGTCGCGCTGATCTCGAACCAGTGGCTGTTCATCGCCAGTGCCAGCCACTTGGTGATTTCGGCCCATGTGATGGACCGCAACTGCGTTTCGCTGTTGGCCGACACGATGGTCGTTGACCCGATCCGGGTGGACAACATCCAGATCACCAGCCAGCTTACGAGGGCTGACTTGCCGATACCGCGGCCTGAACTGACCGCCTCGCGGAACGTGTCGAAGTTGATTTTGCCGTTGTTCTGCTGGATATGGACGGCAAGCTCTTGGAGTACCTCGCGCTGCCACTTGCGCGGTCCTGTGAAATGCTCCAGCGGCGTACCCTTGCGCCCCCACGGGAACAACCACATCACGAAGGCCAGCGGGTTGTCCTTCAACTGCGGCGCCCAGACGGACGCCATCAGCCGCTGTTCGTCGTCCGCGCTATACTGTGTGGTCTGCACGTGGCAGCGCCTCCGAAGTCAGGTCCGTGGCCGTCAGGTCCAGCGCCTGAATGACGCGCTTCTGCGCCTCCTCCAGCGCTGCCGTGATGCTGATCTTCTGGTCCACGTTGATCTCAACGGCCTGCTTGGCCACCCAGTTGTGGGCGTGCCGCAGCACCTCAAGCGCCGCCTTGGTGTCGCCCGCCTGCGCCGCCGTGTAGAGGGTCGTCGCCATCTCGCGCTCCCCGTCTGCACGCCCCTTCTGCTCGGCATACTCCGCGATGGGGTCGAACTGCACAAGCTGCCGGTACTCCATGGGCAGCATCCCTGCGGCGAGTGCTAGCGCGTCGCCCTTCAGGCCGACCTTGGCGGCATTGTAGATTGCCTCCAGGCGCGCCTCCGTCGCCTTCAGCGCGCGCGGCTCATATGGCAGAGAGTGGAAGGTCACTTTTTCTTTGCTGCAGCGCGGCGCTTTAGTGCTTTAACAGGGTTTTCGCGAATAGATGACAAAGAACCACCAGGTTCGGCGCGGACCTCACGCATGGATTTGCGCAGCGATTTGGTAGCATGACCGGCTGTTTCAACGCCTGCTGCGCGCAGTTCGTTCCATTCGTTAACGGCTTTGGCTTTGCGTTTCTGGCCAACAGGCGATCTGCTTAATGCTAGTTCGTTGTGAAGACGCTGCTTTGTAGGGTAGCCTTTTCTTAGTGAACCTTTAGGCATGGTGCGCTCCAGATGTTGGTTTGCGGTAAACTAAACCGTTTTGTCGTTGGCTGCAAGCGTTAAGAAGTTTGTTGTGATGTTAGCAAATTTTAAAAAAGTTTTTGTGATCCCTTGCCACAGCAGCAGCAGCACGCGCTGGCCCTGTCCCCCCCC